ACTGAGAATCCAACTTGAATGCATTCAAAATTGCGATGAGTTTTTCAAGTGAAATTACTCGAGTGTATTTTTCAAAAGTTTTAAAGGTTCCAGATTTATCTGATTTACGTTTGCAAGTCGGATATGCATTCCAGAAAATTTCAAATTCTTCTGAAAAATTCCCCTTTGTTTTTGTATTTGTTTTTATATTGTTATTGTGTGTCGAATTTTTAGATAGCAACTTATCTAAATTTTCGACACCAGACCCCATTTCGCTATCTAATTTTTCGCTACCAGAGCCGTTTTCACTATCTAAAATTTCGCTATCTAATTTTTCGCTATCTAAAAAATCGACAGCAATAATACTGTCAGTTAGGGTGTATTCTGACGCACGATTTTTAGACGATTTCTTAGCAATTACACCCAATTCTTCAAGCGTATTTAGACCCTTTAAAACAGTATCTTTGTTATACCCAGTTTGCTCAACAAATTGAGAGATACTCATTGAATCGGTTGTTTTATTCCAGCCGCGCGTATTACGCACAATAAGCACATAACATGGCAAAGCCGAACCTTTCATTTTCTTCATGTAACCCTTGTCAATTAAGTCGTTAGGGATCATGAAAGCATTAGAGATAAAATTAGCCATGCTTCTTCTCCAGTTTCGCTAATGCGCCAAAAAGAACGCTGCTAATGTGTATTTGCTGAACGTATGCACGACATACTGCGCACTTGTGCGGATCTACACAGGTGTGTGAATGGTTTTTAAGTTCAAGGTGGTTTATGGCTTGGTTCACGCTACACCCTCCACTTTTGGGAGGCGTATAAAACGGCGTGTTTCGAGTTGCTTGACAATTCTCTTGCCCACAATCTCTTCGCCAATGAAATACGTCTGAGTTACTCTTGAATGTTTTTTTCAAGCACAAGTGTTAATTTCTCACCTGCAACAAGGCGATCTTTAATGTCTTTTGCTCTGCCTGAAAGTCTTTTTGTTGTTGATGTAAAACTCCTCTTGAGCATCACGGCAACGAATCATTTGCGAGAGCGGCATAGCTGCCAATTCAACCGCAGTATAAATACGCACTGGTGCAATAAGCTCCACGTCAAATGCGATTGGATATTTTGGATCCTCGCCTTTGATCTGTATTTTTGTAGCTCTACTTGTCATTACTCACCGCCTTAGGAGCAACATAGCCCCCAAACTCACGGATATGACCAGATTTAGATAAACTGGTGACTATTTGAGAGGCCATAAAATGGCTTATACGTAATCGGCGCATTAAAGATTGGCGCAACTCTTCTTTCGTAATAGCAGCGTTATTCTCATCGTAGCCTTTACTTTTAAGGTTAGATTTCTTAACAGCCATCAACTCGTTAACAACCGCCATTGCTGGCTCATAAAACGATTGGACTTGGCTTGTTTGCTTAAAATCTGCTTGAGATTGAAATTGTGTGCTCATGAAACTTCCCCTATTGCTTGATGTGCGCGATTGAGGTGCTTTAATTCGTCATGAGGAATAACTTGGCACTTTGCAGAAATGTGATTAGCAAGATGGCGGTCATCGCCAAGATCTTCACCAATTAAACAAGTTCGGCACTGTTCCCCATTGAATTGAGAGCATTTGTTTTCACAAGGGTGTTGTGATAAATTAGTTTTCATATTCATTGACCTCGAAAATTAATGAATTGACAAAAGCTTGATTTCGCCGATCAAGCTTTTTCTTTTTGTGATTTAGAAATGTAATTAGAAGCTGCCGCCTTAAGAGCTTGTCGAAGTTGATGAATGTGATTTTCCATTTCTTCTAAAATTGCTTCCGTGTCTGCCAATTCAGATGGCGTTACCACACCGTCTTCTAAAACGTTATGAACTTGCTGATTAGCTTGACCATTGTTGATATTGATATGCAGCAAGGTTTCAACGATGCTCACTTCATGCGATTTTTCATCAGCTTGATTAGCAGGAACCAATACAAAACCAAGCATGTGTGCCCACGCCTTAACTAATGCCGGATTGCGGGTAAACTGAATCATTGCCTCAAGCTTTTTAATACTTGGTAAATGGGTTTCCATGTTTGGATTTGCGTAATTGAGTACGCTCTTGTATGAGTCACCAAGTACGTTTGCAATTTCTTGCGGCGTAATTCCCTGTGACTGGTGAACCATTTTGTAAATTGCCGTTTTAGCCTCTGGGCTTAAGTTGATTTCACTCATATGTGAATCCCTCTTTAAATTTCACGTATACGCACGTTTGTTAATTTGTGAGAATTAGCTCACGGATTGGTTTTGCTTCTTAAGGTTCTTGCGAACATATTCCCAGTTGATATCTGGTCGTAGTTGTTCTGCCTTAACTTGACCCTGAGTAATTTCCTCAATTTTTAAACAGCGATCTTCTGGAATTTTCTCAGGGTTCCATTTGCTAGCAGCCCAAGGTGTAACCCCTATTTTTCGAGCTAAAGCTGAGATGCTCCCTGCAAAAGTCACAGCATTGGTAAATGCTTCATGTGGAGTAGTCATAAATGACACCAAAAAACCTACTTAAAGTAGAAAGCAATATACTACCAAAAATAGAATTGGTGCAACTAAAAATTGATAGTAAAATTCTACCCACAGTAGAAAAGAAGCCTATTTTGATGGAAGACGCTAAATACAAAGACTTTGCGGACCGACTCAACGCATTGATGAAGGCAAAAGACTCTCCAATTAAAACTATCAATGAGTTAAAAAAGGCTATTGGTGTTTCTTATGAGATGGCTCGTAGGTATACACTCGGTACTGCTAAACCAAGAATTGAAAAGCTACAAACATTAGCTGATATTTTTGGAGTGGAAATTAGTTACTTAGACCATGGTACTAAGTTAGACAATAATATCGATTTATCAGATAAAGTTGGTTTCGAAGGGCGCAGGGTTCCAGTAATCTCTTGGGTTGCGGCTGGTTCATTTACACCGATTGAGACAGTTTTGAAAGATACGGAAATTGAAGAATATTTACCGCCAAACCGTAGATGCGGTAAGAATGGATATGCTTTAAAAGTTGTAGGGTATTCTATGGCCCCAACGTTTTTACCGGGCGATAGAATTTATGTTAATCCAGACATTCAAACATTCGACCTTAAAACAGATGATCTTGTTATTGTTGCCTGTGCTGGTGATTCAGAAGCTACATTTAAAAAGCTAATCATTGAGGGTGAGGGAACTAGCAAATTCCTAGAGCCTTTAAACCCTGATTGGCCCGATAAAATTATTAAACTTTCAGAAGATTGCCGTTTAGTTGGTAAGGTGGTTGGTCTGTATAGAGATATTTACTAATATTCAGCCCCCAATCTTTGAAACCAAATATTAATCTTTTTCTTTTAGCCCACTTTTTGTGGGTTTTTTATTATTCAAAATCAAATATATTCAACTTTTAGTAGAAAATAATTACTACTTCATATTGACTTAATTTCTACTTAAAGTAGTATTTATCTCGTAGACAACAAAACGCCACGCACGGCGAACACTGCGCGGCATTTAATACGAGGTCAATATGAAAGTAAGAACAATAGAGAGTCAAACGACTCGCCCATGCTGCACTCAACCGCAGCCAGCAGATTTTCAGCATAGCTGGCGCGATCACTTCTGGCCGAACTTTAAACACACCATGCTTGTGTTTGCAATCATGTTTGCTGGTTATCTGTTTTTTGTTGGCTTAGTTGCTTTGTATGCAATTGTGCGAGGTGGCTAATCATGTTTTACAAAACTAATAAACCAGAAGCTATTGAAGCACATGTTCAGTTTTTTTAAAGAAAAAGCTGCTCTTCATGAGTCTGCAAGAAAATTTGCAGCAGAGTATGACGCAACCGAAGTTGTTTTACATAATCGCTGTCAAATCTTTTTTGCTGGCCTTCAATTAAAAACATCAAACAAAGTTAATTTACATGTTTGGCGAAAGCCCGCTGTTCACTATTACAACATTAGCCATCTTCGCGTTAAGGCAACCAAGAAAGAACATAAAGCTGAATGGGAAAGAGAAAAAGAGCGATATGCAGAGTTGTTAAAAAAACACTTTCCAAATGGCGAAAAGGTTTCACTTGAGCCGTTTTTTAACTCACTAGGAATTTCCGCAGGCAGCCTAATTATGAGTGGTTTTGGTTGGTTTGTTCATGATGGATGGATGTATATCGATACCAGTCTAAAGCTGGACCATCTAACCGAAATTTTAGGCTCTGAATATTTAGCTGCACAGCAAGCAAAAAATAAATCTGAAAAGGAGGCTGTCTAATGTCAAACCTTAATCTTTCAGCCTTAGCTGAAAATCTTGCTGAGCAATGCAAACGCTTTGAAGAGTCTCCAGAATATCAAGAGATGTTAAAGACTCGTGTTGAGAAACTTTATAAGGATGCAATTGACGATGTGTTCCGCTGGGGCGATTTCCCAAACCGTGTAAAAGAAGCCATTAAGGGTGCAATGCCTGCAAACCTCGATGATTTTGTTGATTTGGCAAAATATAACAGCTTGGTTGTAAGCACTCTTAAGTCAACATGGGAAAGCTCAGGCATTGAAAATAATGCAGTGCAGCAAATACAGG